TATAGTATTTACAGCATTAGTAGCATTGGGATCTGTACCAGGAGAAACCCCTTGAGTAGTGCCACCATAAGTAGCCATTAAACTACTATAGAATTCCCCAGCGTTATAAGAGTCTGCACCCATTAACATTGCCCAAAGAACCTGTTCTGGGGCTGCAGCGGTAGCTGTGCCACCAAGAGTTGCAGCGGTTGGGCGAATATATGTGCTGAAACTGAACTCAACAGGAGCAAGCGAGTCATTAAACATTACGCGAGCACGTCTTGAAGTAAAACCAGCTTCATTTACTGTTACTTCTGTAGAATTTGTCGTTTGGCTGAATGAAAAACCTGCAAGAACTGGAATCTCCCAAGTATTATCGCCTGGCGATACTCCAAGTTGAGCCGGGCTGGAGCCCGTGCCTCCTAGTCTTGCAAATACTTTTGCGTTTCTTTGTGAAATTAAAGCCATTGTCTTGTCTCCTAAGGCTATTCGCCTCTTAATCTAAATAGATTAATATCTAACTTCGCAAATTATTTCACCAACACCGAGTGGTTCGAGAGCTCCTTCATCGGAATCAATGCTAAGAATACTGATCATTTGAGTACTTTGGGTAGCTCCATCCTGATCTACATAAGATAACATTGAGTTACTTTCGATTACCGTTTCGATATCTTCAAATAATTTTTCTAAGGCAAAGACTGCGTTTTCTTCTTGTACATAAATTCTTATGGTTAAAGTAAGAAAGCGGTCTTTGTATCCACCACCTTGGTATTGGCGGGTTTCTGCTCCTGCACTCACATGAACTGCAGGAAAATCTTGTACTTCATCCCAGAACTTTAACCTTGGAAGTACATTTCCAAATAGGTTTGTTCGATAGGGAGAATTACCGTCGATTAATTTGAGCTTATCTTCGAGAGCTTTTACGATCGCCATTCGCCGTGTTGTATAATCTCTGGCTGCCATTAAACTCTCCTAGTATAAAATCTTCCGACGATAAGTTGTTGTGCGATTTCTCGAATAGAACGATCAATCAGTGTTCGTGGGTCTCTATCAACCGAGCCTTGTTTGTAGCCAGGCTCAAAGGTTTGATACGGGTATTTTTGATAGGTATATCCAATTGAAGGAAAACCTTGTGATGTTTGTACAACATCTGTAACAATTGCGGATCTTGCAAATCTTCCGGTTTGGTTATTGAGGGCCGGAGTGCCCATGTTTTTAATTACAGTCATTGAAAGTCTTGCGTTAATTTGTGCCTTTAGTGCGCCGAGGTTGATAGTTGATTTTTGACTTTTAACGTTATTCTTTACATTTAATTTTTGTACTAATGGATTAAAATCAACCTTAGCTTTTTTTACAGTTGGCTTTTTTCCTTTAGTAGTTTCTGTCTTAGAGATTCTGTTAGATAAATTTAGTTTAGTATCTATTGATTTTATTTTAATCTGTTTATTTTTCTTTAGAGATTTAACAAAAGACTCTACTATTTTTTTCTTTTCTATCGTATATCTATAATCCGAGCCTTTCCAGTCTTTAAAAACTTGCTGCTTATTCTTCAAAATTTTACGTTTTAAAGATTTTTGTATCTTTTTAGTTAAATTTGAAATTATCTTTTTTTCTTTCTTAGACCCTTTACTTTTATTAGCAGAAGCTGGTCCAACTACTACATTAATTGAGGTTTTGCCTTTTCTAGCTAAATATTTTATATAGGTCTTTAACCCCAAAGCCTCTAGAACAGCTTCACCGCCAACACCTTCACTCCCTATACTTGAGGCTAAAAGATCTATGGCCCTGCCCACTCTCTGTTCTGCTACGCTAGCTCCGACAGTATGTTCTAAATCTATTGCACCTTGCAACCATTTTGCATCTCTATTTTGATCTAATTCGTCTTTATTTAAAATTTTTTTAGCTATTAAGTCCCATAGCTCTTTTACCTTCCTAGAATACCCTTCTCTAACGGCTGTAAAAGAATTTATCTCATATTCCCCCCTAAACCCAGATCTTTTTTCTAGCTCACCAATAGGCTTTCCATTCGTATCTAATAATCTTGATATGGTAACTGTAAATCTATTTCGCTGTAATTGTGAAATATCTACATACAAACCAGAAGGATTATAGTTAGAATATTGATTATAAATATCTTTTAGTAATTTCTTTGATTCCTCTTTTATAAACGTTTTTACGCTATTTTTATCATTTTCAGTTAATGCGTACCAAGCAGGAAATTTTGCTTCACCTTTAGTAATTATTATATTACCATTCTTATCTTTTCTATTCTTATCCGCATAAATAAAATCTAATTGTTTTAAAAATGCTCTTTCTATTATAGTAGCACTAAAGGTTGCAACTGTTGTTTTTTGGTTTAAGGCTTCACGTATGTCTTCTTCTAGGGTATCAATTACCTGTTTAAGAATATTATCTAGTGATTGTTCGCTCATACACGATAGAGATCAAGCACTCGACGAATATGGTCCGGAAAGCCAGGATCATTTCGTACAGCAGAAACACCTGCACCTTCACGGCTAGCAGAGCCAATGCTCTGACGCTCTTTATATTCATCTTTGTGATAGTATGTAATCAAATCTGCAACAGCAAGTTTCAAATCATACGGAATTGTAGCATAACCATTGGTATAGATTACTTTGACAGACCCTACACCGCGAGGCCAACTTTTATAAGATCCACTTTCTTCAGTTCGAAATATACTTTCTGTAATATTATCAAAATACCACTCATATTTACTATTAGTACCATTTGCAAACAATTCCGTATATCCTTCTGATTGAGAAGTTCTTTCATATACGCCAGTTATATTAATTACAGGAGTTTCTGCGAGCTGAACAACATAAGTGTCCCACTGAACGTCAAAAAGTTCTGTCTTACCGGGAGAACCAGCATAAGAATCAAACTCTTGTCCAGTGTAGTTACGCACAAGTTTACTGACGGCAGTAATTAGATACTCGAACTTATCATCGCTCGAAGTAGAATTAATACCTTCCAGTAGTTTGTAATCGTCTAGTGTAATTAAGTTTGCCATAGTATTAATAGTAAATATGAGAGAGGGCGGTTAAGCCCTCTCTCACTGGTACCTTACCAGGTAGCCACAACAACCTGACCAGGTGTAGCAAACATACGGTCAAAACCACGACGCTGAGTAGCAACCAGAACACGACGCTGGTTTTCAACGTCATAATCCTGCTCAACGGTAACGCCACGAAGTACGGGTACAACGAAGTTACGGGTATTGACAGCGATAGCTGCTGGGCGACCATCGGCTCTCGCAGCAAACTCATCGCAAACGATTACTGGGGTTGCGTAGATCGAACCTACCTGACCAGTTACTTTCGTTGCAAGACCTGCACCTACTTGGTTAAGATCGTCATACTCGGAATCGTCCAGAAGATCATAGTACGCATCAAGAGATACGATAAATACGAGGTCTGAAGGGTTACGGCCATACTTACCCATTATTTGACGCATGTCAAGAAGTTTAGCTGAAGTAGCGCGATCACTACCGCCAGGTGAGCCGCCGCCCCAATCCGTAGTTTTGCTGTCTCCTGTAGCCATCTGAGCTAGGCCCGTATATCCAGCGCCCGAGTAAATCGTGCCAGAGTAGCCACCAAGCAGAATTGATTGCTCAATACCACGAGCGTGGGCGCGAACCATTGCTTCACGAATATAAGGAAGAACGGGTATAATCGCATCTTCTTCAACTTCGTTAGCAATATATGACTTCGAAGCCATACGGTGCGTTACAAGAGTCTTTTGACCCATTGTTACACCAGCGTTTGAGCCGGGTGAAGGGGAGCCAGCAACAAGACCGCCATTTACGTCAGCGCGTTGCTCCAAAGAACCGCGCATTGTTGAGCCGAGGTTGCTTGTTGAGCCTGACTGCGTCAGGAAGTCAGCATAGCCGATATCTGGCAGAGTAGGAACAACCATTGTAGCCGCATTCATTTGCAGTTTGCGGAACAGTGGGTCAAGTACTAACTCAAGCTGAATATCCTGCTCAAGGGCTGTGGATACTTGCAGTTCGAATACATCATACGAAGCAGCTGGTGGAACCGATACGCCTGCACCAGTATTTTGCTTTTCAAAGTACTGACGACCGAGTTTCGTGTCAAGGCCCTTACGGGTAATAACACCTAACAGATAAGCATCTTTTGCAGAGTCTGAATCAAAAGGTACTTCTTCAGCGCGATTTGAGAATACACGCTTGCTTTCACGAATCTTTTGAATCTCCTCTGACTTCTCTTTAAGTTGCGAAGATAGATCGTTTACAACGCGCGAATAATCAGCATCTTTTTCTGCAAGACGCTTCTCAACATCCTGCATCAGTCTTTCCGTGCCGCTCTGAACGGCGCTTATAATACGGGCTTCGTCGGCAGCCTTTTTCGCGGACTCTTCTTCAAGAGCTTTTTGCTTACGCGCTTCTTCGGCCTTCTTCTCGGCATCCTTCATAGCCATAGCCGTTGCTGTTTTTTCTACAGCTGCAGCTACGATGGCATTGATATCAATATCACTCATAGTCTTCTCCTGTGCTTTGACCTCTTCTACGAAGTCAACCGATTCGTTCTTACCGAAGGAATCTTTTAACGTTTTTTTGAACTCTTCATACTCACTCTCTGAGTTAAAAGATTTAGCTAAAGAAAAAGTTGCAGCTTGATTAGCAGGAACGGTAACTACCGATACTTCTAACAGTTCTGCGTCCTTGATCTTATATCCATCGGATTCCCTCAAGTATTCGGCGTCCTTGACTCGGAACCCGACAGAAAAAGCTCCAAGAACGCCCTCCTTAATTAATTCTCTCACGTGACCAGCAGATTTGGCAATTTTTGCTTTTAACTGCAGACCATTATCTCCAGTACTAAGCTCTACCGCTCGTCCTATAGGCTGATTATAGTCGTGATTGAATAAAATTACAGGATTGTTTAGATAGTTTTGTAAACCACCTTTAGTCCAAGCAGCCGCTTCGATAATATCTCCTACTCTATCAGTATCAGCCGTACTAGCCATACCTCGAATAAAAATATCATCATCTTCTTCGAATGCTTTAAAGGTGGAGCCAATATGAAAGATTTTATTCATATTAAGTCCTTGTTGCGGCCATTCTCATTTTATCGAGAATTGATGCTGAAGCGACGGAGGGCTTCGGTTGGATTTCATCCCAGCGGTCTGAGTAAATCTTTCGTACAAGTCTTATTATTCTTTTCGTAGTAAGAAGTTTTCGGCGACTTTTGATTGCCTTCAACTCTTTGTTGCACTTTACAACAAGCTCTCTGTACTGAAGCTCTCTGCCCTCTGACACATAGGCATTAAAAATTGGTTCAAATAGCATTTTCATCTGTGTTTGACGATGGTCGCCCTCCTAGCGAAGGATCTACTGCAGATCCTGTTATATTTTGTGGAATTCGAAGATCGTCATGGCCGTCCATAAAGTCATAATTTAACTGATAACGAGCTTCGTTTGCTGTAATAATGCCAGTATTTACAAGTGTGGCGTAATACGTAGCGGCGTCACTAAGCTCCGGCTGAAGTGCTGGAACTCCTGTGATATCTGGCTCAATCTCATAGCCAAAAAATCTTTCGAGAGCTGAGCACATCTTCTGAAGAATTGGCAGTACAGTCTCAAGATAATAAAGACGATGATTTGGTCTAATGTTCGCGTTATTCCCTGAATTAAGTAGAATCGGCGGAACTCCTAAAACTTTGAGAATTTCAACTTCGGCGGATTCAATCGACGCTTCGAAATCAAGTTCTTTAAAGTTGACATTAGTGATGCCCTCTACTTCCATTCCGCCATCAAGAATCATTGGACGACGTCCGCCACCATCTGGACGATAACGAGTAATCCATGACTGAATCATGCGTTCTTTATTCTTTTCGCTGATAACAGAAGGGGATTTGATAACGAGGCCTGGAACGGCGCCGTTCTTGAAGAAGTTATCTTGAAACTCTCTCATCTTTGTGAGTTGCGCCATGGTGCGCCTGGCAGCTCTTAATCTGCTGGTTCCACGATAAATGCTTTGAAAACTGTTCTCTTTAATATGAACAATTTCACTCGGAGTAAACTTAGTATTATGTTGAAAAGTAAATTCTTTAATATAAGTTTGTTCGTCTGGTTCTATTTGAACATAGTTTGCGGGTAAATGATACAGCGCAGTCCCATCAAAATAAGCAAAAATATTGCCGTCTAGAATATAATCAACTATGAGGTTTCTTTTAAAAGTTGATATATCTTGGAATGGGTTTGGTTCTTTGTTGAGAAGAAGTTCAACTCTTGTTCGTCTTACATTCTTTACAACAGGAGTAAGCCCTTTTACTGGCTCCCCTATTCTAAGTGGAATTTCCGATGTATCATCTACTATCATGTTTACAGCACGGTTTACGACTTCAAGATATTCGTAATAGGCTGTATAATTAGTTATTAGTTCTCGAGAAGAAATGGGCCCAGCCCCTTCTACCATTGATACAATAGTAGGTTGGGCTGGATTCAATTTTTCTATCAGATTACTATACCAACCCATATTTTTCTCTTTGAATTCTTACCCAACTTTCTTGTTTCTTTGCTGTTGAAAGTTTTGGGTTTTTACCATAAATACTATGCAATTTCATGTGATGGGGGTTGCAGAGAGTGACTGTCGCTTCAAATAGTTCATATTTATGTTGCTGGATAAAACGATCTCTCTCTGCAATTGCTTCTTCATCACTCTTAACTTGGCCGTTTAAGCGCTCCCAGGCATGAACCAGTTCGCTTACGCTATAAAAATGATGAAAATCTAATTCTTCTGTTGCTCCGCAAATCTCGCAGTAGCTTTTCTTATCATAAGAGGACTTCGCGGCATCTCTTATGTATTTAATGAAATATCTTTTCATAACGTATTATAGTAAGGTATGAGGTAAAAGTCAAGAAAAATTTTTTCTCGGTCTTCAGAATGTTGGAGCAGCCACTTCAAAACTATAAAGAGCATAACGAATCGCGTCTGCCATGTGACTAGAGCTATCATGTAGCGGCTTTTCTTTTATGAG